CCTAATCTAAAAGTCGTGCCATCTCCAATATAACAATCAGATCTAGTTATAAACGCTGACATAGCCGAACCATCTGCATCATTTCCTATTTCGTGATTATAAACAAAGTTATCCCCAACTGCTTGTGGTAACTGTCGTAGATTAGAATCTAACCAAGCCGACCTGTTTAAACTTCCATAGAACCATAAATTTTCTGCATAATTGTATGTTATATAAGAGTCATTGATAGAACTATTTTTTGATGGGTAAAACCACCATATTTCATTATGAGTTTCTACCGTTCCTGCATAAACGTAAGGTAGTGCATCAAAGTTAATATTATTAAATACTAAATCTCTTAATGGGCATGGCAAAGTATTTACTTTTCCGTTATATAAATAAAACTTATCTGCCCCCATCCAGTACACAACATTACTTGCTCCAGCTACACTTCTTGGGCTTGCTATTGATATATTGGTTTCTAATTCACTTAGACCAAAAACATCTGTTGTGCCAAGAAACTGTAAAGAATGTAAAGACATTTCTGTATACACTAATATTTCTTGTCTTGTTCTGAACGCAGTTATTATTCGTGACCCACTACTAACTTTTAAAAATCCAGCACTGTTTAAACTGCTAGGAGTGAAGTTTTCAGGTTCATTTTGATTAGCAAATCTGATCAACAAAGGATCAAAATCTCCTCCGCCAAAAGGTGTTGCTCCAAACGCAAGTAAATGTCTGTCTACTTGAGACATCATAATCTGACCCACCTCATCAGGAACATCTGAAGCGTTTGAACGGCTTGATAACAAAACTGCTCTAGTTGCTATTACATTTGTAGGGTCTACTACTGAACCTCTTGCCCAATAATAAATAGCTCCCTTGCCGTCTGTATTGACGTTCATTATTAAATCATTATTGAAATTATCAAAAAACCAAACAGTTAAAGGAAATATAATAGGTTGTAAAGAACCAGAACCCCAATCTAGTCTTCCCCAAGTGCTAGTTCCCCAACCATAACCATACTCAACAGTGCCGTTACCCGCTGTTATTTCAAAAGTTTGTACAGTTGAAGTGCCACCATTCCCACTATCGCTACTATTAGCAGTGACTGTGTTGCCGTCTACATCTTTTGCAGATATAGAATAAGAGTTATTGTCTATTCTAGTTATCTTGTAATTTTGATTTAACACATCAGCAGTAATGTTACCGCCTAAACTAGCTGCGTCAGAAAAGGTTACAAAGTCTCCAGTTGACGCTCCATGACTTGATGAAGTTATAACAACAGTAGAAGAGCCGTCAGTAGCTGCAAATATATTGTTTGCTTCTGAGGTAGCTCTTATAGGAGTTATGTCATTTAAGTTTTCTCCAACATCAATATATACTTTACTGTTTGTGCCTATAGCTAAAAAGTTATCAGTAAAAGAAGTAATCCAACCGAATAAAGCACGACAAGTTCCATCTAATGTATAAGTGCCATTTTGTTGCCAGCCCTTTATTTTTTCTGGGTATCCATTTAAGAACCTAACTTTATCGCACTCATACCAACCACCTTCGTTAGAATAGTTGGTAACATCTTGATTGATGCCTGCTTTAAATTGTAATTTTTGTAGTGCCATATTAATAAGACCAGATGGTTGGGCGAGGTCTTGCAGGAGAACTTTCAATAGTATCTAGGTGCAAAAATCTCGCCCCGCCTTTCTGATTTACTCCTATGCCCGTAAATCCAACGTTAAACGCTAAGGACAAAAGTTTAAACGCATCTGCCCTGTCAATTAATATATCTGCGGCTTTGCCTGAAACGTGCGCTCCAGCATTAGGGTCTTTTTTAGCTGCTTCTACTGGATGAGTTGCGTCTCTGTATCCAGAACTAATTGTCATGGGCTTGCCATATGCTTCTCGCAAATTATTTAATTTGTCTATAAAACTCTGATCCATTTTCTCTGTACCTGTATGGCTACAAGTAAATTCAGTAGCTTTAAAGTATTTAGAGTTTTCCCAATCAACACTCATTTTGATTTTCTGTTTTTAGTTAAACTTTTTTTGACTATGTCAGCTTGTTTTTGGTGCATCTTAGACGCTTTCTCAAGTTCTCTAACTAATCTTCTTTTTTGTGCCATTGTTAACTCACTCATAATTTTGGTTCTTTCTTACTAAACATATCTTGAAGTTCTTTACTTTTCTCCTTAGAGCCAGTGCTAGAGCCGAAGTAGTAGTTAATGCAACTCATTAAAGCTCCTGAGAGCAAACCCAGTATATAGAGACTTATCTCATAATTTTTACCAGACTCAATATCCATAAACAAGATTGCTGACATCATGCCAAATGTTAAAAAAACGATTAAAATAGCTAGGCACGGTACGATGACCTTATTTACCATTGGGGCAAATTCTGAATTAGCGATCCGCATTTCACGTTCTCTTGCACTTGCAGTATTTGCGTGGTCAGCCGATAGCCTTGCTAACTCCCCTGATTGTTCCATTTGTTTTAATTCTTTTAGAGCCTTTTGCTTGGCTTCAGGATCAGGAATTAATTTGTCAACTAATTTTTCACCAATTGGTAATAAACTTCCAAGTAAATTTAACATTAACCACTCGCTTCCTTAATCATATCTATTAAAAAATAAATCATACTTACTAATAAAGTTCCTACAATGGTTATAGCTCCTCCCATTATAGTATTATAGAAAAAGGCTTTACGTCTACGAATCTGTTCATAAACTTCCTTTTCCCGTTTTTTCTTTATTGCTCTACGTTGATGAATAAACTCCTTATACCCAGAAATCCCAAGATGACATAATGCTCCAACATAAAACATACTTTTTATTTCTTTTTCCTGTTCTTCGATTTTTCTTTTGGCTACTAATGTATCAAATGCTTCTGCTGTTGCTGATTTTTTGTAGATTATTTTTTTAAAAATAGAAGGTTTGGCTTCCTCCTGTGACATCCATTCTTGCAAATCACTAATATGTCCTGCCCACTTAGATAAAGATTGATATACTGCATCAGCTTCATCTGCTGCTTTAGCAACCTTCTTTACTACTGTAAAAGCAGTATTTGCTGCTGCTAATATAGTAAGCGGGTCCATTGCTCACTCACCATATCCCACAACTTCTACCCACGAAGTTGTGTCTTCACTCCAATTGTATTGTTTACCATCACTAGGGTATGCAATGGGAGCTTTCCAAATACAAGTATTCTCATCTAATATCCAACTTGTAAAAGGTTTAGACTCAATAAAAGCATCTCTACTAGAATCATAAGTGTAGCCTTTAGCTGCATAATTTTTACGAAAAGGTGTACCACCTAAACTATGTATATTGGCATTAGTGTTGTAGCTTGTTCTTTTACAATCCGCAGCATTAAAATAATCTCTATACCATTCTTCCCAAGATGATTTCCCATCTTTTTTATAGTCGGTATTGTTTTCATCTTTTCCTGTTATTACATGAATAACAACATTATCAGAATCTAAAATTGCATAATGTGCCAATTTTTTTTCTCCTTAGAATTCTATATCGCCACTACCCGCAGTAAACGTATAAACTTTATAACCTGTTCTTAAAGTAGTGTCTGCTGATTTACCTGGTGTTAAACCTGCACCTATTGATTGAATATCTCTAAACTCTGATGGATAAGCAATAGCAATCAAACCAGAACCACCTGCCATACCTTTACCGTTTAAAGCTGCGTCATTTACATCATTTGCTGCTCCGCCTCCACCACCTCCCGTATTAACTGTTCCAGCTTCGCCAGCAATTTTTGAAGGAGCATTTGTTGCTCCTCTACCACCGCCATCAGTTGCTGTTCCTCCACGGGAATTAGAATCACCACCAGAATGACAATCAGTTCCACCTCCACCACCACCGCCTATTTCTAAATCTAAACCTGTTATCGTTTCAGTTTTTCCTGCTCCTCCAGCCCCACCTGTAGCTGCATGAGGGGAGTTAGAAGCCGCAGCACCTACTGCTGAAGCACCTCCTCCTCCACCTGCAACTGTTCTATTGGATGCTCCATCTAATCCATTACCACCTGCAAATCCCTCTGGAATTCCATTTAAACTTCCACCTGCATTTCCAGAAGCACCTGTGCCAACTGGAGCAGAACCATCAGCAGAAGCACCACCTCCAGAACCACCTGTGTTTGGAGCATCTCCGCCACCTGAACCAAAATCACCTGCATTTCCACCTCCTCCACCGCCAGTTGCTACAACATGAACCCCTGATGAAGAGAAGAAAGAATTAGATCCGTTGCCGCCTGTGTTTCCAAAATTTGTAATAGCACCACCACCACCAACACTTATAGAATAAGTTGTGCCAGCAGTTAGTGTTAAAGTAGAAGCAGCGGTAAACATTCTTAATCCACCAGCACCCGCTCCACCTCCTGTGTTTCCACCCCCACCTCCTGCTCCCCCTGCTAAAACTAATAATTCAATAGAAGTTGGTCCACCCCCACCAGTGGCAGCAGCAAAGTTAGTAAATAGAAGTTGATGGATTCCCGTCATTAGTTTACATTCCCTGTTATAAAGCACCCATCAGCAGATACCCATAAAACTGTAGCTACTCCGTTTACTCCAATTGTAATTAAAGAAGTTGCACTAACACCTCCTGCAACAATTGCGTCTACCTGTGCTGCGGAGAATGTTGTAACAGAATCTGCCGTTTTCATCCCACCATTTACGACAGTAAGAATGTCTCCAGCTACAAATGTAGCAGATGGAAGAACTAAAGTTTGAGTAACAGAGCCATTGTTTCCAGTTAACAATATATAATTTCCAATATCTGTAGTAGCTGCTGTTGTTGTGGCGGTTATAAATGCTCTGGAAACTGGTACTTTTCTCAAATTTCCGTCTACATCCGATACTCCACCTGTGCTTAATAATGTACCTCCAACTGAAGCATTACCTACTACACCTAAATTACCCGTGCTATTTGCTGTGGCAAAAGTAAAAGTGCCTGTAACAGAAGCATTACCTGTTACACCTAACGTAGTTCCTACAGAAGCAGCACCGCCAACTGATAAAGCGTTTAGCACCTCCATAGCACTTGCACTACTTACAGCAGAAGTTACAGCCGATCCATCGGTGTAAACCATCGCTGCACCTCCAGCGGGTACTGTTTGAGTATTAAATAAATTTGTCCCTGCTGCCGTGCCGTTTCTAACTGAAACATCTACAGTTAGGGTATTGTTTATAAGATAGCTTTTTTCAACAGTAGGTAAAAGTAAAACATGACCTGCTGTTCCTGTTCCAACTAAGTTTAAACGAAAGTTTCTTCCAGCCTGCAAAGCATTTGAATCGGTTAATGTCACAGATGCAGTTGGAGCATCCGCAGCAAAAGTAACATCAGTTGTTCTTGCGATAGCTTCTTCAATAGCAGAAAGATTATTGTTAGTTATAGTTCCCCATGCCCCAGAGTTTTCCCCTGTTGCCATGAGTTGAATTTTTAAATCTGGTGACGCTGACGAAGCCATAATGTTCTCCTATGCTGCTTCTATTATATCCCAATTGGGGGTTTGATCTGTATCTACCTCTCCCCAAATTAATGTTTTACCTGCTGTTCCAATACCTGAAACTCCTGACGTAAGTGTTACACTTGCATTTAAAGAAACAAAATACCCTTCTCCTAATTCAGCCGTTCCAGATAAACCTGTTATTAATGCACTTGCACCTCCACTAACTGAAGGCACTCCTAAAAATCCTGATGCTGAAACTCCAGTTACATCAACTCTATACTCTACGTTAACAGTTGCAGTACCAATAGAGCCAGCAGCACTGACTCCATCTACAGTTAAATCAAGTTGAGGCGCACCCCAACCATTTCTTGCCCACGGTCCTGTACTCCAGCCCTCGTAGATAACACTTGTGGGCATTTTAAGCTATTCTAATAATCGCTGCCGCACTTGTTGCCGCAGGGAAAACAATTGTAAAATCACCCGCTGTTGCTGCTTTTGATCCTCCAAAGTCTAACACTGCTACTGCCGCATTAGTTAAAGTAGTTCCAGCATTATTAGATGTAAACGGAGTGCTATTGTAAATCAACGCTCCATCTGCCGCTAAAGTAACATTTAAAAAAGTTAAGTCAGCAAAATCTACAAAACCTGATGTAGAGCCTGAAGTTACCCCAACCACTGTTAGTGCAGAACCTGCGGTCACATAATTAGTTCCTACACATTCACCTGCTGTAACAAACCCAGTTGTAGAGGCATTTAATGTTGCTCCAGATGAATACAAAGCAAGTTTAAACGTACTAGCTGAACTTGAACCTGTTGGATGAAAATTGTGCATACTTAACATTACTTCTTGTTTAAATGAAGTACACATTGCTTGTGTAATTGCCATACCTAACTCCCTATTCGTCTAAAATTTTTATTAATTCAGGATGTCCTGCTTGCCTGAACTTATGTGCCAATGTTGTGTTGTTACTGCTTATAGCTTCTTTCATGTAGTGAACTATAACTTTTCTAATATTTTCTTTAAATGCTTCTGCTTGTTCTCTAATAGCAGGATGTGTTTGACTACCAACAGATATAATTTTATTTACGGCTCTTTCAGATATTTCTTCTGGAGTAAATCCTCTATTAGAAGTGGTATAAACTTTGACATCCCCTCCTAGTAATGCCGATGTTCCGTTTCCTATCATTTGACTTGATACCTCGCTTGTTCTGTTCTATACATATCTTGACGGTTTTTGCCTTCACTTAATTGTTTTAAACCTGATATAGCTTGATTATATTGATCGGTATATGCTTTATAAACATCAGCCTCGCCTTTCATAAATATATGCGCTTCAATTATAGACCCATACAAAAGAATAGAATCGTAATTGTCTCCTAGCCATGATGTACCAGCAGTAACAATTGATTGTGGATAGTAAAAATAATGTAACTCTGCTGTGTACCCTGTGTCTGGAGTAGGTCCGACTATGTAAGAATTTTGATCAAACAAAGCGTAATGCGTTGGTTTTCCTGTAGTGCTGGGGTTTGGAAAAGCCTCACGAATATAATTAACGTCTTTATTTAAAAGATAACTATACGCTCCAGAGGAATCTATAATTGCTAAAGAAAAATTAGCTAACCAATCTGACGGAATAGTTAAATATTGATTTCCGCTAGTCAAAGCACCTGTTACATTTCTTCGTAAATCAAGTATTTGAACAGAGTTATAAACCTTTTGCTCTGCTTGTTCTATAAAAGTATTAATTTGTTCTGTGCTAGTTAAAGTCACAGAATCGCCCGAACTTCCTGTAAAAGAAGTATCAGGAAAATCATTTTCCACATAGCCTTTGACGGTTTCAAAAAGCTGTGAATAATTCATTAGGCTAATCTCGTAGAAGAATTTGTACCTTTAGTAGCAGCACCAGTTCCTCTTGTTTTTACGGTTTGTGTATTGGGTACATTATTAGGGTAACCAGATGTTGATGGCACAGGCACATCAATGGGCGACTTATATATACCATTATATTTTCCGTCTTTTGTTTCTTTCATGTTTTTCTCCCTAGTTAACTTCTATTGTGACATTACCTACACTTCCTTTAATAATCAAAACATTTGGATATCCTATTTTATAAGGGTCTGGTAAACCAACTGGGTTAAATCCATATTGAAAATTTCTAGATTTAGATTCTGGGAATGCTGTCAAATCTGGTCTAGGATTTCTCAATGCTTGCGGATCATTTATTGGTTTCATACCAACTTGCAACTGAGGCTGATCTTTTTCAAAACACTCAGGACAAACTAAGATATTCACTTTCTTTGTTTTAATTGTTAACTGTTTTAACTGCTTTAATTTAAATCTAAAACCACACCTATCGCACTCTGCAATAGCGTTTTTTCCTGAAGCATATTTATTTCCCATTAGACTGCTGAGAAAGAACTTTCAGGTACTATTCTAATAGAAGCCTTCTCTCTATCCTCTTCAGATGCTAAAGTCCATTGTTCTGCATAATCTTGTTTTAACGCACCCGATCTTGTTTCTGCACCAGGCACTTTCATAGATAAATAATAAGCAAGTCCAGCTATTAAACAATTATAAAATCTAAATGGAATGGCTGTTGTGTTTACCCCATCGCCTACATCATTAATTCTTTTTAATCTGTAATACACAAGAGTATATGTGTTTGCTGTATCTGGAGCAGGATATAAATTTACCCTTGGAGGAAAAGACTCTGTAGATGTACTAGAACCAGATCGTCTATCAATATAAATTTGTATTGGTCTGCCTGTTGCATTTTTATTAGGAATCGTTGCGTATGTTGATACACTAATTCTTGTAACACTTAAATCAGATTGTGAACTTCCAGTGCCAGTTCTTATTACCTGTTCTACTAAATCTATAGTGTCGTCAGGAAGATCATACTGAATTGTTCCAGCAGTCAAAGCAACTGTTCCCTCCTCTATTGTCCATAGATTGACTCCACGATTTGCCCACTCTATAGTTAGTAAATTTAACGATCTTCTGGCTGTGCGGAAATGATACCCAGTTCTAGCCTCCACGCCACACCGTTCAAACGCCTCTTCAATAATTTCATTTACGTCTGGATTAAAAGATGTTGTATTAGTTGTTGTCATGCTCGATGCCTTTTAACTTTCTTTGCTATTTTTTTCGGTTGAGCCACATACTGCTTACCTTGTTTCTTACCTTTTCGCTTTGCTCGGCTAGTAGCTCTATACTCTGCATCAGATAACGAGGCAATTGCCGAAGTTGGTAAGTACCTTTCGCCTGTAGCTTTTTTACCTTGTGTGCTAGGTTTACCACTTTTTGTTCTCCATTTTTGTTTTGTCCAACTCTTTAAAGATTTTTGCGATTTAGCTAAAGCCATTATCTTGCCCCTTTTCCTCCTATACCAGCACCAAACCCTAAAGGTGGGGAAGAAAACCCCCCTCTCATGGGAGTCATTCTTTGACCACCTTTGCCCCCTATTGGAGCAGGTTGCTGTGACTGGTATTGATTCATATTAGCTTCGGGTGGCATAGGCGAAACTTCGGCTGGGGCTGAATTGCTAAAACCTCTTGATCCACCATAAGGTGAGTAAATAGGTTGATTAAAACTTGATCTAAAAGGTTGTGAAAATCTTTGTGGTGGTGGCATAGCATAAGGATTAAATCTAGGTTGTGGTTGCCTATAAGGAGTAAACCCATAATCAGGCTGAATATATCTTGATCTTGATGCTAAATTTTGTCTTGCAATAGCACCTCTAAATTCATTTGGATTTAAATATGTTCCAGATTGAATAAGTCCTTGTAATGCACTTTGTGATGGATCAAACCCCATGTTCTCTCTGTATAAATCTCTAGCCCGTGAACCAAACTCTCCGCTATCAATAGCGGCTTGTCTAAACGCTCTTGGGTCTTGCATTAAATCTGGTCTGACATTTCTATAATAATCTAAGCCACCTAATCTGGGGTCTCTTGCTAAAACTTGATTGAATGTTGAAAATATTGGACTATTTCTTCTAAGCTCTGGAATAGCTCTTTGAAAAAATTCTTCTCTGGTTAATCCACTAGCCCCCTCTTGAGCAGCTTGTGACTCAGGTTCTCTGCCTAAAACATCCATGTAATTTTGATATCCAGTAGACTGTTCATCAGCCACAAAAGGTATATCAGCTTCAGCTTGGGCATCAGTTGTAGCCTGTAATTGTAAAGCCTCTTCTTTTGTTATTACATTTCCAGAAGGATCACGGTACGTTGTTCCAGTTAGACCATATCCTACGGGGTTTTCTGTAACCGTGTATGCTGGAGTAGAAGCCACTTCAGGCGAAGAGGTGGCAGGAGAAGATGTATTTGGAGGTGTAACGGGGTCGGTGGAAACTCCCGTATCCACATCCCCTCCTGCCGATGGTGGAGTATAACCTGGCACTGATACCATACGGTTATACAAATCTTTAGACTCGGTAGCATCTAAGTCCGAGCCATATACGTTAGAGTGAAAATTTAACTCTTGAGCAGAAGCTGGTCTTCCGTAAGTTTTAATATATAAGTCATTAATAGCTTTTTCACTCATTATCCTCTGTACCCTCCTCCAGCTTTTTTATAAGCAGATGCAAGCATTTGAGCTTTTCTTGCTGACCATTGACCAGGCGCACCGCCTTTGCCTCCAGACTTTATGCGACTGAACAAGCGTTTCCTTAGTGCAGGTTTTGTGTAATTACCAGCCTCGTTTACACGGGACTTCTTTACCTTACCACCTGCTTTAAGGTTTTTAATTTTATTGGGAGACATCGCTCCCATTCCTCTGCTAGATAACATTAGATCATTTTACCTCTTGTTTTGCCTTTTGTCGCTAGTCCATCTGCACGTTTAGACGCACCGCCAGCGGCTTTACCTTTGGCAATCATTCCTCCAGCAACATAACCCTTTTTCTTAGCCATGCCACCTTTTTTCATTAGTGTTGCTTGCGTTGGTTTTCTTTTTCCAGTTTTAAACATTTCTCTGGCTTCTTCTGCTCTAGCTTTAGCCCTTTGTTTAGCAGTTGTTGCTCGTTCCTGCTCTTTTATTTTTCTTTTTATCTCACTAGGGTTAACTTTCATTAGCATCTTTATTTGTTTCTCGGTCAAACCAGACCCTAATCTACCTCCAGCCTGATAACCTTTCTTGGTCATACCTCCAGCTTTCATTTTACCTTTACCATCAACAGCAAAAGTAGGCACTTTCTTTCCTGTCTTAGGGTCTGTAGTCATAGGCATACCGCCTGCTCTGTAGCCCTTCTTCATCATGCCTCCGCCAGCCATACCCTTTTTTCTCATCATACCTCCGCCAGCCATAGTCATTTTCTTTTTCATTCCCATGCCTTTCATAACATTACTCCTTATATAAATTATTAAAAGTTTCTTCTGGATTCATATAGCTATCATCTTGCTCTGCACAATGAGTCCATTGACTTGGTTTAAAATCTGGTGCGCCTTCTCCTGTAGCCCAGTACGCAGGGCTTGTTACCCTTACTCTATTGTTAGGTAAGGCTACTACATTACCTTTCCATTGTCCGTCTGTCAGCACCATAACATGACTCTGTTTGTGTTGGGCTGGGTCATCTGCGACTTCGCTTTCGGTGTAGTCCACAGTGAAGAGATATCTCGATTGATGAAACTCTCCTGCGATTTTACATAACCACGGGCTTGGTTTACATCTGTTGAGAGATACGATTGAGTGGGTGTGTGACGGACAGTCCCAAGGTTGGACGAGGTGCGTTTCCATTCTTTCTGGGAATTCTTCCACAGGAATGTCTCCAACCAATGCAGTGATGGGCATTCTTGCCCACATTGCTCCCCCGTGTACATTTTCTTGGCTTCCGTCATCTGCTTCACATCCTGTGAAGATGATTTGAAAACTGAGGCATCGATCTGGCATGGTTGTAACAGCCACTGCCAATCCGTGAACAAACTCCCCGTGATAGTTTTCATGCCCATTTGTAAATTCCTTCCTTACCCAAACTTTAAAATACGGAATATTGCTAATTAAATACGCCACCTAAACACCTCCAAGTTATAGTTTAAACGTTATTTCTTTGCTTTCACACTGTTAATGTACCTCCTATATACACCAGCAGCATCTTTCTTACCCATCACCCTCGCTCTTTGTTCCATTGCAATAGCTGCTTGAATCTTGTGAGCCTTTGAGCGACCACTTCCTCTAATCTTTGTAACACTTTTAACTGCATCATCTTTTGTAGCAAACTTTAACCCTCTTATAGTTCCTTTAGGATTTTCATCAGTATACAAATCCGAATGTTTTTTTGATCCAGCAGGTTGTCCTTTCTTTCTGGGTATTCTAGGATTTGTTTTTTTTACAACCATATTTTGCCTCTAAGTTTAAACAATCTTTCCTTTGGTTTTACCTCTGACTGCTATGCCGTCCATTTTATTTACTTTACCTCCAGCTTTAAATCTTGGTTTAGAAGGACGCATAGATTTTCTTTTTATCCCTTCTTTATTTAAAAAGTTAACTCTTTCAACCCCAGTTAAACCCATACTATTTGCCATTTGTACTGGAGTTTGATTGCGTGAAGTATTTGGCTTTGATGCACTTTTATTCACTTTAGATTTACTACCAGCAAATTTTTCTACATCTTGCAGAGTTACTCTGCGACTGGGTTTGGATTGATTGACGTTTGTTTTAGGAGCGTCTTTTTTTGGTTTTGAATCTTTTCTTCTTGTTAAACCTCGTTCAGCGTTTAAATAGTCACGCAAGTTATCAAATCCCGAATCTTTTAACATCTTTTTAGTTACTACTTTAGATGTTTTTGGTGATTTAGCTTTACCAAAATAGTCACTACTTGCGTCTCTGACTTTTTCAGCCATAGACTTTTTTTTCTTTTGAAAATAACTACTGGTTGGTTTTTTGTTATAGCTACTCATTTTACTTCTCCCAAAAAAATTGTTGTATTGTAAGTACAAAAGCGGCAACAGCCCCTCCTGCACCTGCTGCCCACATTAAGGTTCTCCAACCGCCTTTAGCTTCTGATAACATCTTGTCTATATTAGCTAAAGACTTTTTAATCTGTTCAATATCTGCTTTCATCTCATCCATATCATCTTGAATATGTTTGATCTCATTAGCCTGAACAGCCACTTCGCTTTTAATATCTTTTTCCATTAGCACTTCCATCGCTTTCTCGCTTGACGTAAACGGCTATTTGGATTTTTTGCTGCCTTGGGAAATTGTTTCATTTGACCTGCTGATCTAGCACAAAACGACTTGCGTCTTTTTGCATCTTTAGAACCAGGTTTAACCTTGCCTGTTACGGCTGTTTTTAATTTAGAACCAGGATTAGCTTTACGATAAGCGGCTACTCCTTTCTTGGTCATACCAGCCCCCTGTTTAGTCTTGCGAAAATTGCCAGACTTCACAGAGGTTTTGATACCCATTCCTTTAGACTTAGCCACAATACAACGTCAGGTTAGTAATGTTAGTTAGCGTCACAATTGCATAACTATTATTTTTACTTCCTGTAGTTAATAATCCATTTTCAGGCAAAGTTAAATGACTAGACTCAACAATTCCAGTAGGAGAATTAATCTCTAAAATAGGAAGAGTTGAATCTTCGTTGCTATTAACAATAATAGAACCTGCGGCTGTTGGTGCGGCATAGTTAAATGCTTTAATTCTAGTTCTAGGAAGAGCTAAATCTCCTCCAAAACCAATTTGAATAGTGCCAACCGAAGTCCCAGAGTCTACTTCAAAAGAAAGAAGCTCTGCGTAATAGTTAGTGGTAAATACGGTAACAGCACTTTCTCCCCCTGCAAGGGTTTCAGTGACGGTTGTTCCGCCTAAATCACCAACCACAAAACCAGCGATATTATAGTTAGTGCTAGAATCATCTCCTGCACTGTTTTGCACAGAAACTTTATATCCAGCACCATTTCTAGCTGGGATATTCTTGAGTAGCGTTAAAGCTCCTGTAGCAGTTGCTGAAGCAAAATAAAAATTATCGTCAGAGGAAGGTGTAATAGCAAATACATCTGATTGCATAATTTACTCCTCATTAAATAGTATAAAATCCGCCAGCGGAAGCAGGTTGTCTGTATTCAACTGTAGCCACTGCATCCCCTAAAGTTCCTAAATTTGCCGCAGAAGCAGGGAAAAAAGTTCCTACAACTTGTAAATCTGTTGACCCTACATTAATTGATGCAGATGCCATCGCAGAGCTTCTTACATTTGTTATAGATGTAATGTCAGTGCTTCCTAAAAAGGACGCATCTGCTGTGCCTGTTCCGATAACAAAAGTAGCTGCTGCACACGCACTCACAGCCTCAAAAACATTTAGATATACATTGGTAATTTGTGATCCAGCAGGTAAGGTAGCTATAACTGTTGAAGCGGTAGCCCCAACTACATCAACTCTTGCTGATTGAGACAACAAGACAGCACCCATATTATTTACATCTGTACCTACGGTAGTTCCTGTAGTGGTTTCAATAGTTCCACTTTGTACCTGCCCTAAAGAGGTAACGCCAGCATCTGATTTTACTGGTCCTGAAAAGGTAGTAGTACCCATTTAATTCTCCTTGTGTAGTAGCACATTTTCACACTATCTCTACTACGTCTGCTAGGTCAGTTAGTGTGAATAAAAAAACCCTAGATTACAGGGGGCGTTTAAACCCCCTTAATCGTCAATCAATTACGCACCTGGTGATCCGAAGATTCCCAATGGATCAGAAAATCCGAAGGAATATCTCTCACGGGCTTTATAACGAACATTACCTGTATCAAAGTCACCTTCCATAGAAGTAGACATTGGTGTACGGACAAAATGCTTTAATCCGTTAGGAATATCAGTTGTAATAAAGTAAGCGTCACTATCTGTTAAGAAGTGGTTTACTCCATAGCCCTCTGGAATTGCTCCCATTGTGCGAATAGCGTTGATGTCGTTATCAGCAGTTGCTGTACGAAGCTCTGAATCTAACAAACGAGTAGCAACGAACATTAAAGCTGGCGGAACAATTAGCTTACGGGGTTTAGCCGCAATCAATAATCCACGCTCGTCAGTCCATCCTGCTATCTGAATAATATGAGACTCCAAAGAAGTTTCATTTAAGTCAGTTGCAGTTGCTGGTGTGTTTGAGTTAGTTCCGCCTGATGTAAGAGGGTGTGCTGTAGAAAATAAAGCAACTCCATCTCCGCCAGTAAACGCTGCATCAAAGCCGTTGTTAAGAACATTTGCTGCTTTAACCTGCTTTGTATAAGACATAGCACGGGCTAGAGCCTTGGTATAACGAGCAGATAAAGAATCATAAAGGTTATCCTCTACAGCTTCTTCAGTGATCGCAAAACCAAGTGCAATTGTTTCATGGTTGTATCTAGCGGTGTATGCTTCTTGAGCATTGTCAAAAGCAATAGCTGCTCCCTCGTCTTTGACGGGAGCGGCTGAAAAGCCAGATAGTTTAGTCTCCTCCTCGAAGGAACGCTCGGAAGTTTCTGTTTCAAAAATTTCCTTATGCTCTTCTCCGTACTTTGCGTACTCAAGACCAAATAAAGCATTCAGTCCTGGAAGGAGTTCTTTAAGTAGTTGTGGGCGACCTATAGCCATTTAAAAATCTCCTTAAACTGCTGTAGCATCTTGATAAGAATGAATTGCAAAATTCAACTTAACAAGCACTTCAGGGAATTGAGTGAACACGATTGTTGAGCTTGCTGGTATAGCTGTTACGCTACCAGGCACTGCAATCGCAGAATTAATGGTTACTGATGTTGCTCCAGCAGCGGCTGCGGCAGAAACAAAAGAACCTGTTTGAATTGTGTTACCACTTGAATCCAAATAAGCTACATCTGTACCAATAACAAGTGCTTCAGGCAATGCCGTGCAAGTAATTGTTGTTGAAGAAGAAGAACCAACTGCTGTAACACTTTTCTTTGTGTCTTCTACTAAACCAACTATTCTTACTGGGAATGTGCCTGTAGTCAGAGTATTACCCTGATCAACAGCGTTTTTAGAGTTTCCTGTTGCTGTGCTACCTGTGTTATTAAGCATAGCTTGATTTTGTCCAACCAAAGCTCTACTTCCAGAAGCTACTGTTGTTCCAGCGGAACAAATAACAGCTTTATACACAACATTAGGGTCATCGGAAACATAAGCCATCATATCTCCAGCATTAGTGCCGCTAGGATAATACTGCGAAAATGTTTTTTGTTTGGTATTTGGGTCTGTATAAGAACATCCCAAAAAGACTCCAATTAAACCTGCATCTCCTCCTCCTGATGTAACAGAAAGACGAGTGATACTTCCACGGACTATTGCTACAAAGTCTCCGTAAAAAATATCCGTTGCAAATCCATATTGAATAGGCAACTGTCTGGTTGACCCAGCAAAGGGCAAACCACCTATGAGGTTAATTGGCTTTAGCCCGAAAGGGGCATCAACTGTAGGGTAAGCCATAATATTTTATTCTCCACAAATTAAACTTATCCTCTTTTGCCTCTTGTTGTTGTGGACTTGCGTTCACTAAACATTGGCATACGAGGATCATTTTGTCTCATCAGGTTGCTGTCTACGGCTTCCGATTGTTGAGAAGTTTTATTAGAGTGATGTTCTTCTCTGGACTTCTTGTATTCAACCGACTGCTTCATAAGCATCAACCCACCAATTTCATAATTACCCTTCGCTTTTCCATAAATAGGAATCTCAGGATAATCTTCTATCTGGCAAGGCTTCCATCCTTGTTGTAAATGAGCCATCATATTACGCTCATCTTTTTGCCCCATGATTTCAAATCTTACATATTTGTGTGTAAGACCTGGTCTTGGGTTAGGTTGTGGCAAAACAGATGGGTCTGTGTATCTGTCTGTATTTTTGCGTGTGTCTAGTTCACGAACTTCTGTATCTCGATTTTTACGATCAACCATTAGCCTGCTCCTTCATAACGTGTTCAGCATACTTCTCAAGGGGAACTCCAAGTCTTTTAGCAATACTGACTTGAGTTTTTGTGAGTTTTACTTTTGTTGAGCCAGATGATCTAGATGCTGGAGCTACAACATTTGCGGGTTTTCTCGTCCCGAATTTTTCTGGAAAGTTTTCTCTCATAACCGAATCGATTTGAGTAAAATACTCTTCAGTCCCTGCTTGAACACCTTTGGCGACCAATTGATCGTGTACACCGAATGCCGCACCTCTCATTACTGCGTCAGTCTCAAACCAACGATTGTTTTCTACCCATTGTTTAGTGCGATCATCAGGTATTACTTGTTGTTGTACAGGATTTTCTTGCTGTTGTAAAGGGGCTTGATAAACAGGTCTATAAGTTTCTACTTCCCTTTGCTGAACAGCATATCTAGCAATATCTTTTTGAGCCTTAACCATCTTATCAGGATCGCCTGCTTCATAAGCGTCCTTATATTCTTTTTCTGCTTGTGAAATCCTTGCATCTACACGCTCCTTCTGGCTTTCGACCAAAACAGTTTCTCCATTTTTTAACTGCTCTTGAAGTTTTTTATTTTGATCTTGAATCGACTGAGCATAATTCATAGCTTCTTGTTGTTCTCTTAGAAACTTTTCTTTTTCTCTACGCTCATCGTGATACGCACGTTTTAACTGATTAATTCTTTTTTGTACGTTAGTGCTGTACTGTTCTATTTCTTCTTCTGGAACATCTACATCTCCCAGATGTTTTTTGTTTTTATCTTCTTCTGGTGTGTCATCAACAATTTCTAAATCTGCTTCTACATCTGTTGCATTTTTAGGTTGATCTTCTTCCAATTCGTAGTTAACTTCTTTTGCTTCTTCCATAACGCCTCCTTAAACACGGGCGATGATTCGTGGGTCTTCTACAACAGCCTCCACTACGTCATCGTTAATTAAACGAAACTCCTGCTCACCTTTTTCACTGGCAATTTTAAATCGTGTGCCAGAATACGATCTCATAATTACAAAATCTCCTTCTTTGCAATAAGCTCCATTAGGAAATCTGTCTTTATCTTTATATGCCTGATCACCTAATTTGATAACCAAACCTATAATTGAAGCCACCTCTTCTCTTCTTTTTAGATTATCAGGACGCACAATATCAGAGTTTTCAAACTTTTCATTTAACTCTGGTATTGCAATTAGTATTTTAAAACCCTTCGGTTCTGGTAACTTCATTTCACTCATCAGGCAAATCCTCCAAATATTTGATTACACGTTGAAGACCTTTTATCTCTCCAGTAAGACGGTTGTATTCCTCCATACTTTTTACTGGATTGAATGCTAATGAATCAATAATATTAGCTTGGTCTTCACTTATCTGTTTGAGCAACAACTCCCTCAAGTCCAATCTTTACTCCTTCCTTAAAGTCTTTTTCTTCACGCTCTTCATTCTCTGCATCCATTTTCTGTTGAGCTTCCATACTATCAACAGCAATTTTTGCTCCTGCGATTTCAGCCTGAGTGTCAATTCTTTTATTCTCACGATCATCTTTTGCTTCCATCTCCTGAGATTTAAGACTTAACTCGGCTTCGTCCATTGCTTTTTCATGCTGGAACTTAGCTTGTTTTAACTCTAGTTCAGCTTTTTGCATTTGAATCACAGGGTCTTGTGATTGTTGTTGTGCCTGTTGTTGTTGAGCTTCGGCTTGACCTTTTTGCAACAGCTTATCTGATGCAAGGGCTATAACCTTGGACAACTGCACTTCAACGTCTTCTGTGATTTTTTCTTCATCTGCGGGCAATGGAACACCCATCATTTTTTCAATTTCGACTTTATATTGGAAGGCAACGTGTTCTGCAACGTGAGCCTGAACTGCCGCTAATATCGCTCCAGCATTTGGACTTTGCCCTACTATTTCTTTAATTTTTGGATCGTTTGCCATATTCATGTGAGTTTTGATATGGGCTTCGTGGTCTTGATAAGAAAATGCTTTTACTGGCTTGCTTTTTAACAAGTTCATGTTCTCGGCTACTGGGTCAGTAGGTTTAAACTCATCTTCCAAAGGAACAATTTTTTGCACATCTTTTATTCCTAGAACTTCTAGCATCTGACGATGTAGTAAAGGCAGATCATAAATATCTGGTGCGCCTTGTGCTAACTGTAAGGCGGCTTGATACTGCACAACTTTTTGTGCCATTGTGGAGGCATTTGGATCAGACACGGGAATAACTTCAACAAGGTTATAGTCTTGACTTTTAACAGCCTCTTCACCTTGTGCCTGATATTTATATTCAGAATGCGTGTAATCTCTGACTATTGCAGAAAGCAGTTTAAACTCCTGACGCATAGCATAATGCACACGGGCTTGAACAGCAGTCATTACTTTTAATGTTCTTTCTAGGATTGCTAGAGTTGTACCGACAGGTGTTTGACCTGACATATCTGCAACCTTTAAATCGGCAACCGAAGCAAATCTTCTGCCCTCTTCTATAATTTTATTTAGAAGTTGAAACAACGTAGACGATGGTTCTTTGTATGGCAAAGGAATTATTGATTCCTTGATTGTCATTCCTGTTACATCTACATCTCTAAATTCACCTGGTGCTATAGGAGTATCGTCTCCTTTGACTCGCAAGTCTTTTGATTTGAATCCACCTGGCAAATTAGACAATGTGCCTGCATCTACCAATTGTCTTAGCAAAGAAGTGGCTGATTCTGCAAAACCACCTACTAAATGTATTAGCCCAAACCCATAAAACCCAAAACCAGGTATGTATGGATAGTGTACAAAGTGCATTCTTTTCTTTTTTAACGGGTCATTTTCAAGATAATTTCGTTTTACGGATAAAATTTCTCCTGTAGAGAGCAAAGTAACTACATATGGCAGTGCAATTTGTGTTTCTTTGCCGTCTTTTTTGTCTTCATACCCAGTTAAGTCTAATTCACAGTGACATTCATACAATGTAAACCTATCATCTGACACAGCAGAGTATCCAGCCTCTTCGTTCTTGGTTTTTTCTATTTCTGTTCGTATATTTTCTGGATCGGGAAGGTCTATATCCATATAAAAACCCATAGATATAAGTTTTCTGAGTTCGTTCTCAGTTTTTCTCATACGATGGGTAATTCTAGGAGCAGACTCAAGATCAGATGCTCCATATGGAACAATAATGTCTTCAGCAGGAACAAAATTAGCAACTTGTCTGTTTAAACTGGGGTCAAAGTAGACTTTTTTGAATGCAGAGCCTGTAATTGGCAAAGACCACAGCAATCTTTCGTGTTCGCTACGGTATTCTGTCATCTTTTCAGTCAATTCATAGTTCATATCTTCCTGAACTCGGTTGGCTGCCTCTTGTTTTTGTCTGGAAGGCTTGCCTATTATCTGTGTTTTGACAGGACCGCTGGCTGGAAAGGTAGAAAGTATGGTTTCTGACTGAAATCTTACGACTGCTTCAGATAAAACTGGGTGAAATACACCACAAGCCCCATCCCAAGGTTCTGTTCGCTCTTCTATTTTTAATCCCAAGAGCTTTATGCCTTGTGCATAGGTTCTTTCCCACTCTTTTCTAGAGTCGATGTCTATACGAATATTATTAAGAACATCATCTGACAATTCATCCATGTCAGCACGTTCCATTTCTTCAGCAAGATTTTGTTCAAAAGTAACAGGCTTGATCTCTACCTCGATCTCAACTTCTCCCTCTTCTGGATCGATCTCTATTTCAACTTCCATCTCTGCTGGGACTAAGGGTTCTAGTGGTTTTTCGATATTCATTAGTAGTATTTCGCCCTTCTTTGGTAAAATTCGTTATCTGCCTGATCAGTAGGTATTCTTATAAATCCACCTTGTCGAAATCGCAATAATGCCTGACTTGTTGAGTCTACTAAGTCATCGTGATCCCCATTTGGAAAAGATGCTACTTCTTCCATCACTTCCTCTGCCCATCGTTTCTCTGGACACCAAACCAATCCAGAATGAAATAAATCAGAAACAGCGTTTATACGGGCTATCTTATCAGAACCTTTGGAAGGTGTGTATTCTGATATAGGTATGCCTGTTTTTCTTAACTCATAAATTAAGGGTGCGCCTGCTGCTTTTTTCTCAACAAGTAATGTATCTGGTTGCCATTGTTCATAAAACTCATAGGCAGTTTGTTTTAATCTGGGAAACTCCATTCTGTCTTTGAAAGCATCGAGAAGTATTACGTTGGCTACTTCTTCTCCGTCTTCGTTGGTTTTATAAAATATGCCCCATGTTGTACAGGCAGAATAGTCTGCACGGTTATGTTTTTCAAATGCGGTATCCCAGCTTTGGATTACATAGTCGCAAGATGGTGGAGAGTCTCTTTCCCATATTTGCCACATATCACGTTTTACTATTGCCCCTTCCTCAGAGGTTGGGTTTTGTTGATATTGTGCCTCCCATTTGGAAACAGGCAATTCATCTCTGATTGCTTCTAATTCTTCCAGTTTCCAGAACTCTTGCCATAGAGGATTTCCTGACGGCATTAATGCGGGTAGTTCTATGACTTCCCATTCATCTGTTTCTTTGACTATAGAGTTATGTAGTATCTGACCTGTAAGGTCTCGTTTAGACCAGCGTGTCATAACCAAAACTATTGATCCGCCTGGTTGTAGACGTTGTCTCGGACCTGAGCTATACCATTCATACACTTTGTCATATACAGAAGCTGAACCTTGCATAGCTTCTTGCTCTGAATGTGGGTCATCAATAATTAGAACATCAGCACCTTTACCAGTGACTGCACCGCCAACACCGATAGCGAAGTAGTCTCCACCTTTATTGGTATTCCAGCGTCCAGCAGCTTTTGAATCAGAAGATAGCTTTGTATTAAAAATAGACTGATAGTCGGGAGAACCTACCAGGTTTCGGACTTTACGTCCGAAGCCAACAGCTAACTCTGCTGTATGAGCAGTCTGTATTATCTTCTTCTCAGGATACATACCCAAATACCATGCAGGAAAGAGATAACTAGCAAACTCTGATTTAGTATGTCTAGGAGGCATATTCACAATAAGTCTCTTTAAGTCGCCATTAGCGACTCTTTCAAAGGCATCTGCCATGATTGTATGATGATGTCCACCAATAAAAGCACTCCACATCTCTCTTACAAAAGGTAGAAAGGATTGCTGACACATAGCTTTCTTATGATTGGTCAATAAATCCCATATCTTATAAAGATCATCAGAGCCTTCAGGAAGCGTTTGTACCAGTTTAAGGTACTTCCTTATCTCTTTCTGTGTTAAGAGGTCGCTGATCGTCTTCTCCTGAGCTTTAAAGACCTTGCTTTCAATGGATCAACTGTTAAATGTTTACGATCTTTTAAATAATGAACAATTCTATGAATATTACTTCTACTTTTCATATTCAAACCTGTAGCTATTTCTTGTAAACAAGGAGAAAACCCTTTTATGTCAATAAACAGTTTAATAAACTCCAACACCAGTCTTTGTTTTTCAGTAAGAGGCTTTTTTTTCATAAAAATATACCCCCCCTATTTAGAAATGAACTTTTTGTTTTGGTTTTCCATATTTCCACCTATGTTTAAACAGCAATATTGTTAGAAAAGGGTATACCCCACTGTTGACTTAATGAAATAGTGTAATCGTTTGTGTGGATCATACTGCATATATGGCAGTGGTCATGTCGCTATGTGTGTGGGGTGGGGTGGTGTACCACTGCTAGGGGGTGACACTAGTTTTTTAGGGGTGGTCAGTGAAAAATTAATGAGCATTTTTACTGATCTTCATTGCGTTTAAACTTTTCTCCAACTCTGCTTTTAGTTTTGCCGTTGAAACTTTTGTTACTGTCTGTTCTATCTTGCTATTGTCTTGATACATTCCAATTGATCTGCCTAATAGTTCCAGTGCCTTGAGTTTTTCATTCGGTCTACCGTTTAAACTATGCTGAAGTAATTCTTGCATGACATGGTTGCGAACAACTCGCTGATCGTCTAAGTTTTTTTCCAGAGATGATTTTACGAGATCATTGAATAAAGGCTCTCCAATAATTTTGTTTTCAAGTTTTCTTGCAGTGGCATTGATGGAATTATTGTTTGTGGATCGTACATTATAGTTTTCTGTGTAGGCTGTTTTCCTATCATTGCCCTTGGCAATAGAGTGCATGAATCCTATCTGCTTGGATGTCATTCTCTTAGGTTTCTCTTTAATGCCTATGGGCTTACCATCTGATCTCTTATTAATGCTCAATGCATTTATTTGGTCTTTCATTTGCTGTTTATTCATGTTTTTATCCGCTCTGCTACGCAGTTCCCACGCCCATCTTGGGATTGTGGATAACTTGTTAATAAGTCGATAGCAAGTTCTGTAATATTAATTAGGTACTCAAGTATGTGTTTAAACGCAAAGCCGTTGACAGCCCTCTGGTGAGGTCTCAGGGTTGTATGTGGATAACTTTCTTCACTACATATAGTATTCATATTTTTTTACTGTACTACATCCAGTACATTTTCCCGATTTTTCTGTGGATAACTCTGTGGATAACTTGCGTTTAAACCCTATTTTAACCCCCTGTGGATAACTTTTGCAATAGATTAGCCCTTATTAATTGCAGTTTTTGTTCTCAACATTTCCTGACATTTTAACGGTTCAATTGATTACTAAATACGAGACCAAAAAAACAACAGCAAAAATTAAATTAAAGTTTTTTCCTGTTTAAACGATACAAGTGTTGACAACGTGTCAACGTTTGCTATTATTAACTCATGCAAACAAACAAACCAATCAAAAAGGAAATGCCTATGAATACTACTACTACTCCTAAAAATACTACTGCTCCTAAATGGTCTGAGACATTAGCAAAATTTAAATCAGCTTGGGTTTCTAAATGCAAAAAAGAATCAAAAATATCTAGAGACGAAGTTTTAAATGTTTTGATTTCGCTGTCTTGCACATTAGAAGACGTTCGCTCGATCAAGTCTAGCTTAAATACGAAAAGCTTTTATCTCATGCTTTCGGACGCAACTACAGAGCAATTAGTATTCCTATGTGACAGTGAAAGAAAGTTTTCAAAAAAAGAATTTTTAGAAATTGTTGAAAATTTTATTTTTGAACATGATAGTGATAGGGGTTTGGTTTATCCTCACGACAGTGAAGAAATTGAAAAAATTGTCAAATGCTTTTTTGATAACACAACTCGTATTGACTGCACTTGGAAAGACTTTGAAAACTATGTATTGACTCCGCTTTTATTTTGCAGTTGAGAATTATCAGGTTGTCTGATGAGGATTTAATATCCGAAACCCCCTTGGGGGTCACAACCAAAAGAGAAAAGGAAAATGCCTATGGATAAGATACACACAACATCACAAGCATGGCTCGAAGATGCACTGCATCAGGCTCACGACAAAATTGGTCTATTGACTGGCGGTCAATTTGCTTTCCCTAAATTAGAAGACATTGATATCACTTGCGGTTTTCCTACTACCAAGGCTAGATCGGTAGAGAAAAAGGGCAAGTCCTCACATGATTGGAGTTTACAGGGCGGTCACATTATTAGTATTAGTCCTACACTGGTTGATCCAGTGCAAGTGATGTTCGAGGTTGTAGTCTCTCTGGCTAAGTCTAGCGTTGCAATGCACATGGTAGCCAACAACAAAAAAGTTACTCACATTCCTAATCCTGACCATTACGGCAGTCATCTTACAGTCAATTGCAGAGAAGTTGCTCGTATTATCAGATTCATTGGTGCTGACACTTCCAAGCCTAGTCAACCAACTATGAATAGTCACTTTAGAGATATCTGGGCTGATCTGGTTGCATCCTTTGGGGCTTATCCAAATGATAAATCGCATCAATTAAAGGGCGGTAAAAAAGACACTACCAGACTGGTAGTAGGAACTTGTAAGGGTTGTGGATACAAGTCTTACACAGTGATGACTCACTTAGCCAGAGCATTATTGGTTTGTCCTGTTACTAATTGCTCAAGGCATGGAATGTCTTTTAGTTACACAGATTCTAGAGTTGTTAACCTCTACCCAAATTCACAATAAGGAAAAAATAATTATGAAAAATTCATTAAAAAACCAAATCCGCACTCACGTTGCTATGAAAAATTCAGATTCTCTTTTGAGTTGGGCGGGATTCGTTCTAACCCTCTACCCAAATTGCATTGATGATATTTCAGAATTAAAAAATGTTAAGGATGTTGTTAAGGAATTGAGTGCTTGTAAGAGAATTGATGCACAGAAATTTTTAACCAATTGGATTCCTCAAATGTTCATCACAGTTTTTGAAAAAAAGATTTTAGGTTGGGACAAACCAGCAAATTCTACTGCTTGGTCTGAGTACAAAGACTTTATCGACAATCAACTAAAGGGTTTAAACGTGTCAAAGTCTACAGCGTCAGTTCAGTTTGATGCCAACAAAATACAGGCAGATTTGAATTCTCAAGTCGCTGATGTAAGCAGTCAGGTCAACTCAGCCTTGACCGTTGCTACTGAATTGACAAACAAATTTGAAAAGGTTGAGAAGAATATTGCCAAGGCTAAGACTCAATTAGACGATGGATTGAAACAGGGTCTGACAGACATATCTCAAGCAGTGACTCCAAGTCAGTCAGCTATCGACTTGGCTGTTAGCAAAACCCTTGCTCCAATCATCAAGAAAAGTTCTACTGATCCAGTCGCTAAAAAAGTTTTGACTGATCTCGCACAATCTACTGGGACGTTTAAACTCGTTAAGGTTAGAGATATATTCAACAAAGCTGAGTACAGTTATGACTACAAGGACGAGACTGTTGACTTCGGAGAAATTGAAGTTCAAGTTTTTGATGGTACAGATTCTCCCGTTGCTGACCCTAATTATATTTTTCAACCAAAAGTTTTGCATCAGGCATTAAATTGTATCCGCAAAAAATTACCGATCCCTGTATGGCTATCTGGTCAAAAGGGTACAGGCAAAACTTCTTTTGTGGAACAACTTGCCAATCGCTTGGGCAGACAATTTTTCCGCATCAATATGAGAGAAAACATTGATGAGCAGATCATTGGCGGTCGTACAACTGATGACCAAGATTCATCAAAAATTGTGTTTAAACAGGGAGACTTTTTACGAGCAGTCCAAATCTCTGGAGCGTTTGTAGGATTAGATGAGTTCAGTTTTATACGTCCACAACTAAGTTGTCTGTTCCAACCTACGCTTGAGACTAATGGCAATGGTGTCAGGGCTATCAGTGTCTCAGAGGAATGTCTCAGGGTTGTGTTCTCCGACTATGTTGGCATATTTGCTATGGATAACACGACTGGTTTGGGGGATGATTCTGGTAATTATGTTGGAGTCAAGGGTCAAAATGAGGCATTACTTGATAGGTTTGGTAAAACTTTATTAGTTGACTACTTACCATTTGCTGAAGAAGTTAAGTTACTTCAAAAACGTGTGGCAGTCAGCAAGCAAATCGCTGAGTCGATTGTATCATTCGCAAAAACTTCCAGACAAAAAGCTAAAGATGGTTTACTTAATAGCCCAGTTTCACTACGTCAATTATTGGCTTGGGCTGAGGGTGTAAAAGATGGAGAACCAGTCGGTTTGGCTTTTGAGTCTTGTGTTCTAAACAAATTTCCAAGTGATGCTCACTCAGAATTATTGGCAGTATATGAGGTGGAGATTGACGAGAATGACTTTAAAAAATTTGCGAGGGGTCTATAAATGATGAGGACATTTAACTCAATACTTCAGAATGCTCCAAGCAACTTGGGTGCTTTAAGATCAAATCTTTTGAGGGCATTACGATCTGAAGACTACTACGGTAAGTCAGTCTATGAGGAGAGTGGGCGTTTAAACTGTAAGCAATTAGCCAATTTAAAACTTGGTAGACAGGACGTTTTCTTCAAGACTGACAGGCGTGATGAGGAAAATTCTGCTGTTTCACTGATGATTGATTTGTCTGGGTCAATGCACAATGAGGACAGAAATGGTACAAGTTCAATTAACGTTGCGACAGAGACAACTGTCCAACTTGCCAACATCATCAACAAGACCAGTTCAACACTTTCAGTCAATGGTTATAACTCTTATCGCACTTTTTCGATCTTTCAATTCAAGACATGGGCAGAGAGTTTAAACGCCAAGACAAAGCAAAACATTGCCAATATGAGGGGCTGTGTTGGATGGTCTACCCCAGTTGTACAAGCGTATCAATGGCAACTAGAAGACTTGGATAAAGTCAATGCTTTCAAAAAAATTGCAGTATTTATTACTGATGATTCTGTTTATGAGTATGAGGAAAAAGCAATGGATCATTACAGTGAAATGGCTGACCAGATGGGAATCAATGTCGTAATAATTTCTATCGGTGCTGATTTAAAAATCAGAAACTCAATAAGGATTGATAAAGTTTCTGACATGGGCGGTGTTGTTATGTCGAACATTTTAAAGAAAATAAAATAATTGTTGACAAATCGTCAACAGTAACTACAATTAAAAAAAAGGGAAAAATTATGAAAAATATAAAAGGCTACCAATTAACCAAAGTTTTAACCGCAACACTCGAAAGATTATTTAAATCTTATAACACATTCAAGTCCGATAAGATTGAGATTGAACTCAAGCAATGGAGTCAGGACACAATGGGCGTTAAGTATCGTACAAGTTCTGATGGTGTCTTTGTTAAGATTGTCGTGCCATCTATTGATGACACTGCCACATACTCGCAAGAGCAAGTCAATCACTTGATCGCTTTAGTGTTCCACGAAGTCGGACACGTTTTGTTTACCAACACAAAAGATTGGGATGATTCAGTTGCACGCTTTAAAGAAGATTATCCTGACCACAGCAAATTTTTCTTTAACTTGATCAACGGTCTTGAGGACGTTAGGCAAGAGCAACTCCTTATTGAAAGAACTTCTAAAAATGCCAAGCCTTTGTTGGTCAAGTTGTTAAATGACATGATCAAAAAAGGTAACGGTCTCCCAGAAACAAATGACTTTCTAAACATTCCATTCACACTTGCTGTAGAGGGTAGACGTTTAAACGGTTACAAGGTTGATTACGATTTTGACTGGAGTACTTGCCCTTGGAAAGAAGAAATAGATTGTTCCTTGGATGCTTTAAGATCAGCTAAAAGCACACTGGACGTAACAAACATTGCTCTTACACTTTGGTACTCACTTGAAAAATATTTAGCTAAGGGTCAACTCCCTGATCAGCCCCAAGAAGAGGGGGCAGAACAAAGTGAGGAAGAATCTCAAGAGGACGGTCAGGACGATTCTCAGGAGTCTGGGAGCGATTCTCAGGACGATTCTCAAGAGTCTGATTCAGAATCTGGAGAAGATTCTGGAGAAGAGTCTGAGGGAGATTCTGAGGGAGATTCTCAGGGGGATTCTCAGCCATCAAATGATGACAATGTTGCTGATGATAACTCATATTCGGACTATGGACGTACCGTTGAGCCATCCGCTAATGATGATCTACCACGCTTGGACGATCAGGTGTTTAGATCACATAGCATGGTTGTTGGTTCAGAATATTCTCTTAAACCAAGATTGCAGAAAGTAGCATTCAATGACCGTGGGAGATGGTTGAGATGAGAAATAATGTCGTGCGTCATTTAATAAATAATCCCCCTAGAAATGGGGGGAAACACGCTAACAAAAAACGTCAACAAAAATTCAAAATAGCAGGACAAACCATAAAAGAGTTTAAACGTCAAAACAGGGGGAGAGATTATGAATAAATTCAAAAACTTTTTATCAGATTATTTTTATCACGTTGTAATGCACGTTGTAATGATGTTGTTTTTAAGTTTCAGCGGTACGTTCTTCTATAGCATTGGATTGATTCACTTTTCATACGCAGTCTTGATTGCCATAGGACTTGTGCTACTGGGCTTATTGCTTGATTACTTATCTTATAGGGGGCAAGTATGAAAGACTTAGTTGAAAAAATTAGGGAGTTAGAGATGGCATTGTGTCATGTGAATGGAAAGTTGCTTGCAATAGGAGATGCTTGTGAACAGGAAATAATTAATTCTGAGGAAGCTATGGAAGATGTTACCGATGGCTCAGAAGCTATATACAAGGGTCGGCTAGAGTTTGCCAAGCAGATATTAAATTACTTAGAGGAGGAAGAATGAAAACATTTATATGTGATGTAAAAGTAACTTTTACTGGAAATGAGTTTGAAGCTGACAACATCGAGGATTATAAGGAATTAGTTATTGAATCGTTTGAAGAGGAGTTCCCAAATATCGACATAACGGAAGATGAGATTCATAACATCGAAGAGATAGGAGAGGGGGAGTGAGAATGAATTTTAATTGGAGACTCACAACCAATGTTGCAGTTGAAAAAAAACTGGAAGAAATTGAACTGCACAAAAATATTATGAGCAGTGCCAGTAATTTCTTTTTAATTAAACCATTGCCATACAATCACAGAACTTGGACACAGCTACAACTTTACGATTTCCTCGCTAAAAATGTTATAGCACGTTACTCAGATTTAACTCCGAAAGAATTGTTAGAAGAGATACTGAGTTTGACTGAGGAGTTTAAACGTGTTTTCTATGAGGGTAAAAAACTGGGAGAACTTCAATGACACTAGTTGATAGAAGATTGTCCAGTGAAATTATACTTGCATTGAGCAGATATAAAACAAGAGTTTTCAATAGTAAGTATGCTGACAAAAAAATAGCTGAAAAATATTCTCGCTACGCTATCAACAATATGGTTTCAGCAGAAAAATTTCACATCTCAAATGATTTATTAAGATTAATTGTCAAACAATCTTTTGGCGATCAAGAATCATGTCTTGAAGCTATGGTATGTGGAATGCCCCCCTATCCAAAAATGTGGATAGAGTGGGATGAAGACTGCCGTTTAAACTGCGAGAGAGAGTTCTGGGAGCAAGAACCCTTTAATGGTAAGTATCCCAAGCAAGAAGAACTTTTGAAAAATTATAAAACTAAAAAATTTGGCAGACAAGGATGTTTGATTACAAACATTTCTCAGTCGATTGATCCGCACCCTGACTTAGCTAAATCAGGTAGGTATTACTGGTTTGATACGTTAGGCTTTGTTGACAATGAACTTTTAATTAATCCATTTTCCCCAATGGTTGAATTTGATTTTAGGGAAGAAAGAAATTTTATTTCCGAAGAAACAAAAGAAGTTTATAACAATATTGGGTCTTGGCATGGACGAGACAAAGTACATAACTCAGAAGTAAGGCTTAAAGCTAATTTGCGTTCGCTTGGTATTTCTTGGGTTGATTGGATGGCAAAACATCACGAAGATAAAGCAAAATACTTTGTGCCAATGCTAGACAGAATATACACCGTACAACATTCAATGTCTCCCATAATCTGTCAGCCTAGTTTTTTTAACGGGTTTAATGGGAATGGGGATGGGCTTGTAAATAGAGAAAGAGCAGATGATATAGTTTCTTTTTTCAAGCAGAATGAGGGCGACCTGAGATTTTTATTTCATGCCTTAGCCTGTTTAAACAGCACTGAAGTGCAACGGGAGTATGTTCAATCAAAACCAAACAAAAAATATACAAGGTTTGGAGTTAGAGTTCCTTGTTCGGAATACAAAACTTTAAAACTACTTGTTCCAAAGACAAAGAAAATTTTTTATGACTCTGGATCAACTGGCAATGGATCGCCCAAAAGATTTCATAAAAGAAGAGGTCATTGGAGAAATCTTAAAAGCGGAAAAATGGTTTGGGTTAAACATTGCTCAGTCGGTAATGAGGAACTGGGAAGTGTGCATCACGAATATGATTTAGCTACCCAATGAGGTGGAAACTGATAACTTTAAAAAGAGAGAGAGGTGTAATGGTGATTGAAAACTTAACTTACATGGTGGTTTTTGGCTTGTCTTGGTTAATGCTTTTGACAATAGTGGGGGTTTCATTATGAATGGAGAAAAAATTGTGTCTGTTCCTGATGATAAAGAAATATTGGAACTGGCAAAACAAGTACAAGCTAATGGGTGGAGTGTTATGCAC